TGAGCGCCCGGTCAGCGCGCGAGGCACTGTCCGCCATATCGCCCATCGCGCCTGCTACCGTGCGCTTCATGTCGGCCATCTCCTTCTGGAGCCGGGCGACGTTGGTGATCATTTCGATTTCGAGGGTGCCTGCTTTCACGTTGCTGGCTCCTTTGACATCATCAGCGCCCGGAAGGCGTTGGACACTTTACGGGACACTTCATTGCGGTTGAGGACCGACGTGACAGTCCATGGCGGCGGGCAATCGGGCTCGCGGGCGCGGACGGTTTCCGCGACGAATTCGACCGAAAGGCGCCGCAGCAGGCGCACCAGCCAAGGCGGAAGGTCGAGCCCCATGCAGTGCTGCCACTGGCCGATAGTGGCCCATGAGATGGGGACTGCGCCCATCGCGCCGGGATCGGTTGGGCCGACTTCCATCAACCAGTCGATCACCCAGGGGGTGCGGATGGGCGGAAAGTCGGGGGTGAGATCGTCGATGGCCATCCGCTGCAGCCGGGTTAGCGGATCGGTGTCAGCGTCGGGTTTGATTTGTTTGGTAGAGCGCGGCTTGGGCGCCGTGCCGAGCCAAGCGAGTTGCCGGACGTAAAGGCTCAGCTCTGCCCTGAGCTCTTCGTAAAATTTGCCCAGTCATTGATGTGGGCGGCGACCTGGGTGGCGATGAACCCGATCGAAGGGTCGGCATAAGCCTTGCGGAACAGCTCTTGGCCTTCGAGCCCCTCGGCCGGGGGATACGTGAAGCCGTTGAAGCTTACCGTGCAAGCGGCAAAGAAATCGGCCTGTTCGGCGAGCTTTTCCTCGGCCGACTGGTCCATCTTCCCGCGCTTCTTGATCTTGTCCATCAGCTGATTCTGCTGGCGGGCCTGGGCGCGCTGATAGACCTTCGAGCCGGGGCCATAGACGGTGATCGAGAGGCGCTTGCCCTTCTCATCGAAGAGCGGTGCATCATCGCCGCCGACCAGTTCGAGGGTCGAGGTGTCGGTCGCAGCAAGCTTGGTTATGTCAAACATTTGGTATCTCCTGCGTCATGGATAACAGGCACGCGCAAGCCTCCCGGCCATCCAGGATGCTTGAAGTGCGTGCGGTGATTGAGGGGGGCTATTCGCCGCAAATGCCGCGGCGATTGTCGCCCAGTTAGCCGAACTTTTTCTTCTCGTAGATCATGGCAATCGATTGCCCGTCCCAGACGTAGCAGAGGTGCCGCTCCTGTCTGCAATTTGAGAGCAGTCTGGGCCGGAATACCGCGACGCACTCACCGCCTTCCTGGCGGACACTGGCATAGGCGATGCCGTTCGAACCATTGTCCCTGAGACTGCGCGCTAGTTCCTGCGACATGGCGTAGCTGGTCGGATGATACCAGGCCGGATAACTGGCCCGCATGCCCCGGATATCGTGCAGGTCGGCCTCGAGATCGACCGCATAGACCCGCATATCGAGTTCCTGCGCCGGTTCTTCGGTGGCTTGCAGAAACTTGATCCTGTGATGCCGGGTTTCGGCAACGGCTGTATCGAGGTCATTGCTCGCATAGAACACCCCGTAGCTGCCATCCGTGAAGCGATCGCCCTCGACATTGAGATGCGTGAAGGCAGCCATGATCGGGGTCGTGCCCGGGCCTGAAATGCGATCTTCGGGCGGAACGAGCGAGATCTCACCGACTTCGTCGCGCAGGCGGTCGTTCGTCATCGCCTCGATCTGAAATACGGCTTCCAGATCGTCAGGATCGGCAACCGCATCGTACAACCCGACCGGCGGGAACCGGCTGGGGAGGATACGATAGCAGGGGCGCCAGTCGATCCTGGCAATGGGTATCTCGGTCATCCGCGCTGGGCGTCGATATACTGGCGTACCACATAGAGATCGGCGACATTGCCTGAGGTCATGCGGTCGACAGCCGGACGACCGCCGAACACACTCGCCTTGTTCGGTTTGCGCACCCATTCATTGGCGGTCTTAGGCAGCAGGATTTGCAACCCCTTGTAGATACCCATGACATAGGAAATGCGCTCGAGCGCGTCCTTGGGAATTGCCGCCACCGCCCCGCGTTTCCACGACTGAAAGGTCGAGCGGCTGTCGAGGCCCAGAATACGCATCTGCTCCTGTTCCTTCAGGCACCAGGCATCGGCAATCCTGAAGAAGGTCCTGAGGGCGGGGCCTGTCAGATCTTTGCGATCAGGCTGTCTGGCAGCGCTTGCAGCTTGCATGGCGGCGACTCCTTTCTTGTCGCCACTATGTTCATTTCGTCATCAAAATGTCAATCGAGTTCAGAAATTGAACATCATCAGGGAGCAAGAACCTCGACAATGCCCACCCCGGCGGAGTTGGTGGTGAGTTCGAGGGTCACGGTGGCGGTGGTGATCTGATCGACCGAGCCGACGTTGACCTTGAAGCTCATAACCTGCGCCTGGAAATAGTACTTGTCGCCGTTCTGGGTGGTGACAAGGAAGCTGTGGTCAGCGTCAGACAGCGATGCGGACTTCAGCAGGATCTGGCCGGCATCATCGGTGTCGAGGCCGAGCTGGATTTGCATCGTGCCCTGATTGAAGCTGCCCTTCTTCTTGACGACGCCGCGGCTGCCGACCGGGTTGAAGGTGACGAGGTTGAACTCGCGGCCAAACTCGCCAAGGTCGGATACTTCGCCCACCACCGTGGTGGTCAGGGCATTATAGCCAGTAGCGTCAAAGGTAGCAGGGGTTAAAGCCGACACCCGCAAGGTGGTGCCGGCGGAAGTCCGAACGGGCATGGCAATGGGTCCTTATGAAGGTGAGGCTACGGGCGCGCCTCGTTGAATGAGACGCGGAAGTCCTGCGTCTGCATGTGGATGCCGGTCTCCTCGTCGAGGAAGTCTGGTCCGGCGGAATCTGTGTGGGCGGTCACGTCGGTGAGCCCGTCGATTGCGGGCATCTGGTCAGCAGCGGCCTTACGGATGGCCGCGAGCATGGCTTTGGTTTCGGGATAAGTCCGCGCCAGCACCGTCACCTGCACGCGTTCGGTTACCCGGCGCTTTGAGCCTGGCGCAGGAACGTTGCGATCTACACTGCTGACCGACATCAGCGATATCGCCGGCAAGTCCGTGCCTTGCGGCAGCATTCCAGCGGCGATCCGCGCAACCGGGACAAGCGCCGTCAGCCCGGTGTCAGCCACTAGAAGCGAGCGGACCGCAATGACCCCATTCATTCGTCATCGACCTCGAGGGTCGGAGCCTTCAGGTTCCCGACCTGGACGCGGTGGGCGATGTAGGCGCCCATGGCGCCTACGGCTTCCTCGGCCTTCTGGTCGAGAGCGGGGCGCAGAAACGGTTTGGCGGCGTGGCCCGGGTGCATGACCACGGCACCGACGAAGTTCTCGCCAATCTTCAGGCTGCCACGTTTCACCATCTTGTTGATCGTGCCGATCGACACCGCACGGGGACCGCGGCGCGTCTCGCGGACTGGCTTGTCTGCATCGGAAACCGAGATCAGGTGCGGCGCGACGCCATATTCGATGAACAGGCCGAGATAGGAGCCTGACCCGCGCAGTTTGACGTAGGAGGAGAGTTTGCTGCCCTCCGCCCGCGTACCAATCCCGATGGCCTTCTTGAGCTTGCCGGTCTTTACTGGGACATTGGCCTTGGCCTGTTGCTGGATCACCTTGGCGCCAGCGCGCAGGCCGCCGCGGATGACGTTGCGCTCGAGGTTCTTGGGCAGTTCATCGAGCAGCCGCAGCAGTTCAGGGCCACCTTTGAGCCGGATTGTCATGGTGCGGCTCCTACGCTGGAGTGTTCCTCCACCATGATTTCCATGGCCTCACGCCGGCCGAGTGTGGCCGGCCCAGAGATGATCTGATGGGGGCGATTATCTATAAGGACCCGCATGTCTGCGGAGATACCCGCGAGATAGCGGATGCGAACGCGGGCAGGCCGGCGGCCGATTTGGATGCTGTCCGCCAATCGCTCGGCCCTTGAGGGCAGAATATGCTTCACCTCGGCCCAGACGGTTGCGAACTCGGCCCATGTGATCTGCTCAGTGCCATAGTGCGGGTCGCGCGCCACCAGCTTGCGTTCAATCCGGATCCGGGTGTCGAGCTTGGAGGCTAGATCCAGCGACATTGGAGCTGCACCACGAGCGCATCGAAGGCAAGACAGGGCCCGCCTTCACGGTTTTCGAACATCGAGGCGACTTTGACGAGGATTGCGGCCCTAGCGATCTGAAGATCAGGGTCCGTATCGGCAAATCCAGCCGACAAAGTTATGCGGATCAGGCCGTCATCAGCCAACGCTGGCCACAATTTGCCTGATGCGGGACGGATACGGGTGAACCCATTGCGCTTGCGGACGACATAGTCGGCCTCAGGCAGAGTTGCCATCGCGCCATTTGCAGCCGTGTAGCGGATCTCAGCCACCGTCACTGGGCGAACCGGAATAGTGATCTCCTGCGGCCAACCTTCTAGCTGCAGTTCGAGCACTTGGTGGTTGAGCCTCAGCCCGGTCAGCAGTTCCAGTTCGGCCTGGGCGGCATCGAGCTTCGCGCCCAGCAGCAGGTCCTCGTCGTGGGCATCCAGGCGCAATTGCTGGCGCGCTTCCTCGAGCGTCACAGCCCGGTCCAGCGGCGGCTCAAGCGTGACGACCTCGGACATCAGCCGGCCTTGGTGCGTGTACTGGCGCCGGCCTTGTTGGCAATCGGCGGCCGCTCGGCTGGTTTGTCAGTTTCCGGTGCCACAGGCTCAGGCGCCGGGGCCGGCTCTGCCTTGATGGCGGGAGCCCCATCAACTTCGATGGCAAGACCGCGCTCAATCAGGCTTTTGCCTGACAGATCATCGATCTCGAATTGCTGGCCGGTGGTGATATTCTCAGAGCTTACCGAGCTCACGTGGATGGTATCGAGTGCCTGCAAATGCATAGGACTATCTCCTAGAAAACGAGCGAACACATACGCCGCAGCAGGTGCTCACCACGTAAGCGCACATAGATTCTCGCGAACAATCGGCGAACGCGGCTGAATTGACGAACCATTGACGAGCCGCCGCTTGGACATGTGCCGACGTTTGTTCAGCGTCCCGCAGCGCCCACTTCATGTGTCGCTTTCCGCTACATTTCTGTTGAATGTGCTGCGTATGTAGCTTAAAGCTACCAACATGAAAGCGGTCAGCTACACCAAGGCAGCCATCAAAGCCCTTCGGCGGATGCCGGTGCCGACCGCCAAACTGATCAAATCAAAGATTGAAGCCTATGCTGCCAATCCTGATGCAATGGCGAACAACATGAAAACCCTGCAAGGCCGGACGGGGCTGCGCCTTCGTGTTGGAAACTGGCGGGTTATCATGGACGATCAGGGGAACGTTCTGGCCGTTTTGGAGATTGGCCCCAGAGGCAGCGTGTATGACCTTTGACCCCTTGGGAGGATTATATGAACCAGATGATCACTATCCCGAAGGCTGAATACCAGTCTCTGCTTGAGGCGGCTGAAAGCCTGTCGGACATTATCGCCTTTGACCGCGCCACCGCTGCGCTTTCCTCTGGCGATGAGGAATTGATCCCGGCTGCGTTTGCCGACCGACTGATTGCAGGCGAAAATCCGCTTGCCGTCTATCGTGATCTGCGCCGCCTTACGCAGATTGCGCTGGCGGAAAAGTCCGGCGTTCATCGCGTGAGCATTGCCGAGATCGAAACAGGCCGAAAGCAAGGCTCCCTTGGGACGCTAAAGAAGCTGGCCGATGCTCTGGGCGTGGCCGTTGACGATCTGATCTGATTGTTAGCGCGGCCACGCCCGCACCAAAGCAGCCCGCCGCGCCTCGCACCCCCGAATAGCTGCACCGCGTTCGATCAGCGCCGCCTCTACATCAGGCGGCGCAACAGACCATTATATCCACGTTCGCCCTGATCACTTGGTCGCCGCACGAACCACACTTGATTCGCTTTGGCTGCGCATCATGTTCTCCGTTCGCTCATCGCTGTCGAACCACAAACCAGTTTGGCAAGATAATCGTGATCGATGAAATTCCGGCTATATTATACAATATCAGATACTTGATGGATGGTGGGCGCTGAGGATTTCGAACCCCCGAACCTCTCGGTGTAAAGAAGAAGGGCTGACCCGCAGGCCAGCCCTTCCTGATCATCAGACCTTGGTCGCCGCCGTTGCAGCCGCGGTGAAGTCACCCTTCACGAAGGCCTCGGGGCGATAGACCGCGAGGGCGAGACGCTCTTCGGCAAGCACCGTCACCAGGTTCTTGCGGAAGTTCTGATCATCCTCAGTCGAGATCTCGACGACCGCGTCCATGCGGTCGAAGATCTGCGCGCCGAGCAGGAAGGCGCCGGTCAGGAACTTGCCAGTCGCCATCGACTGGGTTGCAACCACCGGTTGACCCCAAAGCGTCGGCGTGATCGTACCTTGCGGATTACCGACGATAAAACGGCCTTGGCTGTCCTTCAGCAGTTCGATCGCGGCCCAGTCGGCCGGGTGAAGCACCACGCCCGTTGCCATGAGCTCGGACAGAGCCGTTTGCAGCATAGCGAGGCGTAGCACGTCGATCCGGGTTACCGTCGCCGGGATGGTGATAGGCGGTGTGAACGCGGTTGCCTGGGTATAGATACCGGCCAGATCCGTACCCGTGCCGCTGCCGTTTAGCAGCTGGTTTTCCTCAACCAGCGCCAAGCCGTAGCGCAGGCGTCCGTCGATGTAGGACTGGAGCATTGGCACATCGTCAAGGATCTGGCGGGTGGCCAGAACCCAGTGGGCGATGGTCGTCACATTGCTGGTCAGGACATCGAACTTGATGTCGGATTGCGGCTTGATCGGACCAGTCGTTTCGGAGACCGTCGCGGCCGCGTTAGCGTAGCCCGTCTCCTTCACATATTGCACCGAATTGCTCGACGTCCGTCCTGGGGTCAGTAGGTCTCGCACGGTCATACGGCGCTGGCCGGGCATGATGATGCCAGGGG